CATCAAAGCATCTTGTTGATAGAATACAGTTTGTGCTGTATTATCTGCGTTGATAGTTTCTGTGAATGAACTTGACTGTTTTGGCACCTCGTACTTATACCAAGTGATTGTTGTTGGAGTACCAGAAGCGTCTAAAGACTCAACTAATCCATCAACATCAGTAGTGATAGTATCGTAACTTGGTAAATCTGCGATATACAAATATTCGATACCACCTTGTGAATCTTTACAACCTAATGTAATTCCTGAAGTAATTGAACAACTCATAATAATGTGGTATTTTTTAGTTTATATATTTAGATTTACAATGTGCCGTTCTTAGCCCATTTAGTTACGTCTACTACGCCTAATCCAATGCGCCATGCACCCATTACACGTACTTCGTCGTTATCGGCTGAATAAAATACCTTTAGCATATCGAAGTCATCTTCAAGACCGACACCAACTACCAAGTCACCTAAAGGACCAGCAACGAAACCGTCACCAGTGAAACCTGAAGACTTGATTACTCTGAAGTCTGTACCTGGCATCATAAGCTCAACGTTTGAGTTAGTGTCTGCTGGGTTGAAGTGATATAAGTTTTGTGCGATTAGGGCACGTCTCAACATATTGAAGTATGCTGGTGACATGATAACACCTAAATCTTCTCTATCTAATACTGCAGGATTTACAGCATCGATCAAATCCATAACGTCATCGATGATAGTTGAAGCTGTAGAAGCAACAGTTTGACCTGAGTTTGCAGCACCGTTTGCAACAGTGATGTCAGTCAAGATTTGACCACCTAAGTAAGTTTCGTTCCAGTTACGGATTTTCTCAACAAATAGATTTACTGTAACTTCTTCAAATGGTACTTCTTCTGCGTGTGCAGAAGCTGATAAACGTGAAGCTAAGTAGTAGTCTCTAAGGTCAGTTGGACATAGAGCCTGCTTAGTTTGTTTTTCTTGCATGTCAATATCAACTTGGCTGTAAGTCAAGTTACCTGCTTCGTTCCATCCACAAGCTCTGTCTGCCACCGAAATGTCAGCGTCAAGCAAGTTGATTGTAGTCGTTCCGAATTTCAATCCAGAACGGATGGTTGCGTAATCCATCACATTTGTCTGAAGAACCGCCTTCGAAATCAATTCGAAAGATAATTCATCAGTGTACGCTTGTAAGTTTGCTAAATTGTAGCTCATAATACTCTAATTTTTATTATTTTGATTTACGAATCGATGCGATTCTGTCTACTGCATTCATCTTATTAGCAGTGAATGCTTCTGCTTTTTTGATAGGTTTAGCAGCTGGCTCTTTCGAGAACTTCTGGAATTTACCTTCCATTTCAACTACTTTTTCCTTTAGTTCTTTGATTTCTTCGAAGTAAGGTTTCATGGCTTCAACGATCTTTACGATCATCTCTTCTTCTTTTTCTTCCATTTCTTCCTCAATAACTTCTTCCATCACTTCTTCTTCTTTCTTCTCTTCTTCCATTGCTACTTCTTCTACCTCTTCTTCTTCGGCAGCTTCTGGTGCAACTTCTTCGATCTGAGCGATAACGCCTGCTTCATCAACAGTAACTAAAAGTCCTGATTCCAGTTGGTGAACACCAGCTGGAGCTGGAATGTTACCTTCTGCAGTTACTACGAAAAGAGCTTTACCTACTTCGAAGTCACCTTCAACCATTACTTCAGTACCATCAACCAAACGTTCAGAAGCCATAGCTGTGTCAACTACTACTTCTTCCTCAGCACCCAAGAGAACTCGAATCTTTTGAATTGCTTGATTTGCGGTCATTGTACTAAATGTGTTTTTATGTTTAGTAATAGTACACTTTGCACTATCACCTAAAGATATACTGGCTGCTCAAAATGACAAAAGTTGAAAAAAAGTGCTAAAATATTTTTTTATGTCAAGATTTTGTGGTATATTAGTAGAGTAATAATCAAGATAACTAAAAACAAAAATGAAAAAAGTAATCAACATCCTAACTAAGAACGGCTTCCAAGTTCAAGAGCAACTTGATAACACCGTAGTAGTAAACAAGCCAGGTATCAAGCTTGTAGTCGAACAAGAAGGCAAGAACGAATACTTCGTGTCTATGTATGAATTCCACAATGGGTATACAAATGAAGACTACTATCCTGGTCAAACCCTCGAAGATCTTGAATGCTTCGAATAATAGTATAAAATACTCAATTTCACTAACCCAGTAAAAAAACTTAGCTCAAAATTTTTATTTGTCATTTTTTTTTCGAAACATTCCCCCTGTAATAATCAACAAAACAAAAATAATCATGAAAGTAACGAAAGTAACAGTCTCAACAAGCGGATATGAATACGCAGGCCGCGCATGCGCACGTACCATGTACATGTACAATGAAAACACCGAAGAACACCAACGGGCAATCAAACAGTTTCGTGAAATGGAACAGCGAGTACTAAATCCTAAAAATGAAATTGACTTTGAACTTGCTAAAGCCTTTATCATGGCTGGTGGTAAATTTATCGAAGAAGTAAAAAAAAGTACCAAATAATTTTTTATTGTCAAAAAAAAGTGGTATATTAGTAGAGTAATAATCAAGATAACTAAAAACAAAAACAAAATGGAAAATTACAAAGTAGATTACGAACACAACATCAAAAAAGCCCAAACTACAGTTGGGTACATCACTGCCGATGGTGATTTCGACGACAAAGTGGTTGACACTATGGAAGGTACTATTTCGGTTTGGGAACAACGAATCCTAAAAAAGTGGAAAGGTATGACTATGATCTGTACCGTCACTGACAAAGAAGATCTGATCGATTACCATGTTACTGTCCGAGAACACAAGTACATGTACGAAGGTATGTCATACTATGTAGATGCATACAAAAAATCAAATGAAGGCCATTGGATTACTTTATTTGTCACACTTGGTGGAGGCAACAAAGGCAAAGTATTCGTAGAGCCATACGACGCTTCATCTGATCCAGAGTTTGAATGGAATGACATTGAATTGGCCATCGAAGATTACGCAAAAAACAATTTGTATAAATAATGAGTATCGCAGAACTAATGGTAGTCGTAGCAGTCTGGGCACTGCTCTTCTACCGACCTTTGAAACAAAGACCACAATAACACATATAATCAACCTAAATATTTATTACATGAAAATTACAAAAACACCAATCGGAAGCGCAGAGTTTATGCAACACGAACCAATGCGCAAGTTTATCACTAAGCATGTTGCAGCACCTTATATCATGTCTCAATCTCTCAATGAGAACAAGTATCAAGACCTTGGCACTTGGGCTATGGTAGAATATGGAGCTACTATCCTCGATGCATGTCTACCATTTGCAAGTCTACGACATAGTCACATTGGCTATGCAGAGACTGAGAAGATCAATGATCCACTCGAAGCACTCAACGAACTCAAGCAATGTTTTGCAGGACTTGTTGATGTCAATTCAAAAGGTAATTTCTATATTCCAGTAGCACTTGTAAAGTCTGCTATCAAGCGAGAGTATGAGAGATATGCACAAGGTAACGCTGGATCTTTCGGTCGTTTCTTTGCAAGACTAAATTATCTTTTACAGAATGAAACAGTTTCTAACGAGACTGTATAAAGATTGAATTTAGTCATTCAATAATTTATTTGATTTTGGGAGGTGATCAGAAATGGTCACCTCTTTTTTTTGAAACAATACCCATAAGGGTGCATATAAAGATGGGTTTCAACCAAAGATAAGGTCTGTATGTTACCTATCTTTCAATCTATCATTCTCTCTTTTGAGATACTCAACCTCAACACGGAGACTATTGACTTCAGCAATCAATTGCTCAATTCTTGCTCTCATCTCATCTTTCTCTTTAGATGATTCGGCAAGTAGATCCTCTAACTTAGTTACTCTCTTTTTCAAATCGTCTCTATACAACGTATCAGTTGATGTTTCTTTTTCGTATCGTTCTTTCTCGATATTTGCTTTGTGTCTATACTGAAGAAACTGCCAAATGCTGGCACTACTCAATACCCCGATAAGTGCTATCCAAACCTCATTCATCTTTTTGGCGATTTAGTTGTTCTGTTTTGAGTCTATTCATAGTGCTAAAAGAAGAGTATGCCAATAAGATCCAACCGTAGTGTGAAGGAGTAGGAAGACCTATCGTTGTAAGATATACTAATAGCGTAGTTAGATATAGAGAAGATGTAAAAAAGCTGGCTCTAATTCTACATGCAATATCACATGTAGCAATGCAGCGAAGCTGATACAGTCCAGCAAGCATAAAGAGTATGTTTAGGAACCAATTACAGTGGATCTCAATGCTAACTGCTAATGGCACTAAGGTCATCATGGCAGCTGCGAGAGTGATCTCTGTAGGTTGGCTATCTGAGTATTTCCAAAGATTTCTGAGGGTTTTTAGTCCTTGTTTCATTGAATTTCTTTCAAGATGTTTACAATTTTACCAAGTGTGTCTTCATCTGTGCCTTCAACTGGCTGTGCTTTGTTGATGAAATCCCCAGCAATACTAAATCCTTTGACCTTGCCTTGTTTGATGTTTTCCCAAGTAGTATCATCATTGACTTTGTAGACACCAAACCATGTACCATTAGGTAAGTTATCAAAGCCATAATATCTGCTCTTGTCGTATTGTCTGGACTCAATAATCCACTGCTCTAATAAGATGTTATCAGTCAG